ATGCTCGACGGGGATCTCGACCCGGCGCTGTTCGGCCTGTGGCCGCTGCGTCGTGCCTATGGCGAAGGCCTGCGCGCCGACATGGCCGCACCGGATGAGGCGATGCTTCTCATTCTCGACCGCAAGACGGCGGACGTACCGGCCGGCGAGGACCTACTGGACATGCTGAACGGCATGACGCGCGAGCTGCGCGAGCAGATGCAGATGTTCCAGATGCTGCGCCGGCAGGCCGATCGCCGGACGCTGGAGGCGGGCGAGGAGATCGACCGCAAGACGGCGCAGGCCGACGCGAAAGCCTCGATCGAGGCAATGTCGCTGATCGTGCGGACGCTCGAGAAGATCGACAGCCTGCAGCGCACGCTGGCGCAGGATCGCGAGCGGGCGGACGGCGAGGCGCTGGATGATGCCGGCTATCAGGCGCTTCTCGGCAAGATCGAGGCCCTGGTCGACAGCCGTGCCGCCGAGCGGACGGCCGTCCATGGCGCGGCCACGGCCGAGGGTTCGGGCGGGCAGCACGATCCCGGCGGGTGAGGGCGACATGGCGCGGCGGATCGGCAAGCCAGTGAGCAGACGGACGCAGAGACGGCGGGTGACAGCCATCGTCAGGGTTTATGAGGGTGGCGTGGAGCGGATCACGGAAACATGGTCACGGTCGACCAACACGCTCTCGGCTATCGCTGCAGACCGCATGGACAGGCAGGGAAGGCAGGAGGGCACGATCGCTGCCCCGGCCGGCGAAACAGCCGGTCTGCAGCGCGTGGTCAGGACGGGCCCGACAGAGGGGTCGGCGCGGATCATCCCGGCGCTGCCCGATTGGCTGGCGGAGGCGGCGGGGGATCTGTCGCCTGGGCAGCTCTCGCGGCTTCTGAGGCTGCTTGCGGCGGACTGGTCGCTGACATCGCGGCCCGAACAGAGGCCGCCGCCCGGCGACTGGCGGGTGTGGCTGCTGATGGGCGGTCGCGGATCGGGCAAGACGCGGGCAGGCTCCCACTGGGTGCATGATCTGGCAACGGCGCCCGGCGCGCGGCCGGGTCTGCGCATCGCGCTGGTTGCCGAGACGCTGGGTGACGCCCGCGAGGTGATGATCGACGGCGTCTCCGGCATCTGCCGGGTGGCGACGCGGCAAAGGCCCGAGTTCGAGGTGTCGCGCCGCAGGCTGGTCTGGCCGAACGGGACGATCGCGCAGATCTTCTCGTCCGAAGATCCGGAAAGCCTGCGCGGGCCGCAGTTCGACTATGCCTGGTGCGACGAGCTCGGCAAATGGAAGCATGCGCAGGCCACCTTCGACATGCTGCAGTTTGCGCTGCGGCTCGGCAGCGATCCGCGCATCCTCGTGACGACCACGCCCCGGCCGATCCCGCTGTTGAAGGCGCTGGCGGCGGATGGGGCAACGGCGCTCCGGCAGATCCGCACCAGCGACAATGCCCGCAACCTCGCGCCGGGATTCTTAAGCGCCATGAACGGGCGCTATGGCGGCACGCGGCTCGGGCGGCAGGAACTGGACGGCGAAATGATCGCCGACCGCGAGGATGCCCTGTGGAACCGGGCGGCGATCGAGGCGCTGACGCTGCGCGACACGGGGCCGCTTGGCCGCATCGTCGTTGCGGTCGATCCGCCTTCGGGGTCGGGTGCCGAAAGCTGCTGCGGCATCGTGGTGGCGGGGATCGACGCGCGCGGCCGGGCCGTGGTGCTGGCCGACTGTTCGGTAGAGGGCGCAAGCCCGGCCGGATGGGCTGCCGCCGTGGTGCGGGCGTTCCGCCGGTTCGATGCGGACCGGGTGGTGGCGGAGGTCAACCAGGGCGGCGACATGGTGGCCTCCGTGCTGCGCGGCATCGATGCGCGGCTGCCGATCACCAATGTCCGGGCGACGCGCGGCAAGTGGCTGCGGGCCGAGCCGGTGGCCGCTCTCTACGAGCAGGGCCGGGTGGTGCATGCCGGCGCCTTTCCGGCGCTGGAGGACCAGATGTGCGATTTCGGCGCCGACGGGCTGTCCTCCGGCAGGTCGCCGGACCGGCTGGATGCGCTGGTCTGGGCGCTGACGGCGCTGATGCTGGAAACGGCAGGCGAGCCGCGCCTGCGCACGGTGTGAGCGGAGGGGGCAAACGAAAACGAGGCGCAACAGGTGCGCCTCGCAGATCTGATATTCACGAAGGGTGCGCTTCAGCAGAGGGCGCTGAAGCAGCTTACCGTGCGGCGACGGGGGCCGGCTTTGCCGGGGCCGTGGCAGCGGTGCGAATTTCGCGCCATTCGTTCTCGAAGCGTTCGAAAAGGCTCTGGGAAATGGTCTTGACAGTCATGGTCTCTCCTTAACGCGTCGGTTGAGTGCGGCATAAACGACGGATGCGCCAAAAGGTTCCCGAGGATTACGCTTTTGAGCTGGCCTGTGCGGTGGATGCGGGCCGGATCTCCGACCGGGGTGCAGGCGCGCTGACAGCACGCATCTGCTTCCATTCGTTCTCGATGCGGCTGAGAAGATGCGTCGGGATTGTCTCCCGCACGGTGGTGGTGGTTTTCTCACTGGCAGACATTTCGGCTCTCCCGTTGTGGTCCCGAGGCTTCATTCTAGACGGCCAAGTGGTTTCCAGGGATTGGCGCCACTTTCGAGTGTTAAGCGTGGCAGAGCATAAAGAAAAAGTAAATCAGCACCTTAGAAGGTTTAAACGATTTAGTTGATCTAAATCGATTGTATTTTCACGTTTTCTTGACCCAGAACCACAGAAAGTGACGGGGCGTCAGCGATGAACAGAACCGTGTTTTTCCAGAGCGTCCGCATGACGCTGTTTGGCGGGCGGCTTTCGGTGGCCGAGGTCGCCGGTCTGTCCGCCATTCTCGACCGGGCCAGGGTCGAGCCCGGCGGCTGCGACCTCCGTTGGCTCGCCTATATGCTGGCGACCGCCCATCACGAAACCGGCAGGAAAATGCAGCCTGTACGGGAGACGGGCGCCGCCTCCGACGAGCAGGCCATTGCGCGGCTGGAGCGGGCTTATGCCCGCGGGCTGCTGCCGAGCGTGCGGGCTCCCTATTGGCGGCGGGATGTCGAGGGTAAGACCTGGCTCGGGCGTGGCCTGGTGCAGCTGACGCACAAGCGCAACTATGAACGCATGTCGCGGCTGATCGGCGAGGATCTGGTGTTTGATCCCGACCGTGCCCTCGACAGCGCGATTGCCGTGTCGGTCCTGTTTGCGGGCATGACGAAGGGCGCGTTTTCGGGTGTCGCCCTTGGCGATGTCTTCACCCCCGACCGAACCGACTGGATCGGCGCGCGGCGGATCGTCAACGGGCGGGACCATGCCGAAGACATTGCCAGCTACGCGCGGGCCTACCATGCGGCGCTGCTGGGCCGGACATGCGGGCAGATGGCAGGGAGCGGAAGAGATGGCTCCCGGAGCCTAACGATATCCACCGCGAAGACAGCCAGCAAACAACCGGGTAAGAGGATCCTCCCGTCATGAAGATGCCGTTTCGTCTGAGAGTGCCCGGTTTCGGGCAGGAGAAGCCGGATGTCCGGCGCGAGCTGAAATCGGGCGGGTTCATCGCCATCGCGCAGGAGGGGCGGGCACACTGGACCGGGCGCTCCTATGCGGCGCTGTCGCGCGAGGGCTTCCTGCGCAATCCCGTCGCCTACCGCACGGTGCGGATGATCTCGGAGGCGGCGGCGGCCGTGCCGCTTCTGCTCTATCGCGGAGATGCGGAAGTGCCGGACCATGCGGCGCTGGCGCTGCTCGCCCGGCCGAACGGGCAGATGGCGGGCGCCGATTTTCTGGAGGCGCTTTACGGGCATCTGCTTTTGTCGGGCAATGCCTTCGTGGAGGCGGTGGACCTCTCGGGAACGCTGCGCGCGCTGCACCTTCTGCGGCCCGACCGGGTGCGGGTGCTGGAGGGGCGCGACGGCTGGCCGGACGGCTATGAGTACCGGGCGGGCACGGCCGTGCGGCGCTATGCGGCGGGCGGGCTGCTTCTGCACATGAAGCTGTTTCATCCGCTCGACGATCACCTGGGCTTTCCGCCGCTCGCCGCCGCGCAAGTTGCGCTTGATCTTTCGAATGCGGCGGCGACCTGGAACAAGGCGCTGCTCGACAATTCGGCCCGGCCGTCGGGCGCGCTGGTTTACCAGCCGAAGGAGGGCGGCAATCTTTCGCCCGACCAGTACGACCGGCTGAAGAACGAGCTGGACGAGGGCTATAGCGGTCCGATGCGGGCCGGCCGGCCTCTGCTCCTGGAAGGCGGGCTCGACTGGAAGGCCATGGGGCTTTCGCCCAAAGACATGGACTTCGTGGAGGCGAAGAACGGCGCGGCGCGCGACATCGCGCTCGCCTTCGGCGTGCCGCCGATGCTGCTCGGCATTCCCGGCGACAATACCTATGCCAACTACCAGGAGGCCAACCGCGCCTTCTACCGCCTGACCGTGCTGCCGATGATCAACCGCGTGGCAACGGCGCTGGCCAGCTTTCTCTCGCAGCATTTCGACGAGCCGCTGCGGCTCGCTGCCGATCTGGACCAGGTGAGCGGTCTTTCCGGCGAGCGCAGCGAACTGTGGACGCGGATCCGCGAGGCGGATTTCCTGACGGACGCCGAGAAGCGAGCGGCCGTCGGCTACGACCCCTGATGCGAGCGCGTGTTTTCTAGGTTCAAGACGGAAGGAGCAATCGACATGGCGGAGTTCGGGCAGGATCCGGGTCTTTGGGCGGCACGCGGGCTGGGGGCTGCGGCAGGGGCTGCCGTCTCGCTCATCTACCTCCTGCCGAAGAACGGGCGGGAGGCCGCGACCCGCTTTCTGACGGGCGTCATTTGCGGTCTCGTCTTTGGCGGGCCGACAGGGCTCTGGGCAGTCGAGCAGCTGGGCATTGCCGACCGCCTGTCGGGTGCCGAACTGCTTCTGACGGGTTCGGCGGCGGCAAGCTTGTTTGCCTGGTGGGCGCTCGGCGCTGCCGTCCGCTTTTCGCGACGCTACGGGCAGCGATAGCCCCTCTTTTTCCAACAGGCTGACAATGGAGATCTCCATGACGACTGACCGCATGCCGGTCCGGCGAACGAAGGCGTTCGCCAATCTGACGCTTGCGGGCGTCAGCGGGGAGGGCCGGTTTTCCGGCTATGCCAGCGTGTTCGGCGAGATCGATCTCGGCCGCGACACGATCGAGCGCGGGGCCTTCCTGCACTCGCTGACCAAGCGCGGTGCCGGCGGGGTGCGGATGCTGTTCCAGCACGATCCGAACCAGCCGATCGGCACCTGGACGACCATCCGCGAGGACGGGCGCGGGCTTTACGTCGAGGGCGTGCTGGCATCCGGCGTGGGGCGGGCCCGCGAGGTGCACCAGCTGATGAAGAGCGGCGCGCTCGACGGGCTTTCGATCGGCTTCCAGACGGTGAAGGCCCGCACGGAAGGGCGGTCCGGCGTCCGCCGCATCCTGGAGGCCGACCTCTGGGAGATCTCGGTCGTGACCTTTCCGATGCTGCCATCGGCGCGCGTCTCGAACGTCAAGCATGCGCGGTTCTTCCGCGACAAGGAAACGGAACTCGTGCGCACGATGCGGCGGGCAGCCCGGATGATGATGGAACGAAAGGATATGCGGATATGAGCAAGCAATCGACACGGGCGCCCGAGCAAAAGGCCGCCCTGGAGATCAAGACCGTGCCCGACACGATGGCCGCGGCCTTCGACGACTTCATGGGCGCCTTCGAGGCCTTCAAGGAGACGAACGACCAGCGGCTGGGCGAGATCGAGGCGAAACTCTCGTCCGACGTGATCACCCGCGACAAGGTGGACCGCATCTCGCGCGGGATGGACGAGCAGAAGCGCGCGCTCGACCAGATGCTTCTGAAGAAGGCGCGGCCGGCACTGGGCGGCAAGGCGGAGGCGATGAGCTTCGAGGCGGCCGAACACAAGGCGGCCTTTGACAGCTACATCCGCCGTGGCGACGAGCAGGCGCTGCGCGCGCTGGAGGAAAAGGCCTTCTCGATCGGCTCGTCCAGTGATGGCGGCTATCTGGTGCCGGCCGAAACCGACAGCGAGATCGGCCGCCGGCTGCGGACCATCTCGCCGATCCGGGGTCTGGCCACCGTGCGGCAGGTCTCGGCGAGCGTGCTGAAGAAGCCGTTCGCGGTGGCGGGCTTTGCCTCGGGCTGGGTGTCGGAAACGGCCACGCGGCCGCAGACGGCCACGCCGCAGCTGGCCGAGCTGAGCTTCCCGACCATGGAGCTCTACGCCATGCCGGCGGCCACCGCAGCCCTTCTCGACGATGCCGCCGTCGACGTCGAAAGCTGGATCGCCGCCGAGGTCGACATCGCCTTCAGCGAGCAGGAGGGCGCGGCCTTCGTGTCCGGCGACGGGGTGAACAAGCCGAAGGGGTTCCTGAGCTATCCCGGCGTGGCCGACAGCGCCTGGACCTGGGGCAATATCGGCTATATCGCCACCGGTGCGGCCGGCGGCTTCCGCACCAGCGGCCCTTCCGACACGCTGGTCGACACGATCTACGCGCTGAAGGCCAGCCACCGGCAGCAGGCAAGCTTCGTGATGAACCGCAAGACCCAGGCGGAAATCCGCAAGTTCAAGGATGCCGACGGCAACTATCTCTGGCAGCCGCCGGCCGCCGTCGGCCAGGTCGCCTCGCTGATGGGCTTTCCGATAGCCGAGGCCGAGGAAATGCCCGACATCGCCGCCAACGCCGCGCCGATCGCCTTCGGCGACTTCGGCGCGGGCTACCTCGTCGTCGACCGGACCGGCGTGCGCGTGCTGCGCGACCCCTATTCGGCCAAGCCCTACGTGCTGTTCTACACGACCAAGCGCGTGGGCGGCGGAGTGCAGAACTTCGAGGCGATCAAGCTGGTGAAGTTCGCCGTCAGCTGATTCTCCGCGTCTCTCCTGCAGGCGGGTGCGCGCAGGTCGCGCGTCCGCCTCTCTCCTCTTTCGACCCTGCCGAGCGGAGCTTTCCCATGACCATTGCCGAACTGATGCAGCCTGTTGGCGAGCCGCTGACGCTTGCCGAGGCGCGGGCGCATCTGCGGGTCGACCAGACCGCCGACGATCCCGTGATCTCAAGCCTGATCACCGTGGTGCGCGCCCATCTGGAACGCGCGACGGGGCTTGCGCTGATCACCCGCACCTTCCGGCTCTATCTCGACCGGTGGCCCGAGGCGCGGGCGCTCGAGATCGGGCGCGGGCCGGTGACCAACATCGAGGCGATCACCGTCTTTGACGCGCTGGGCGCGCCGCGTGCTGCCGATATGACAGGCTTTGCGCTGGACGGGGCAGCACATCCGCCCCGGCTCTTTCTGCCGCGCATGCCAGAAACGTCCCGTGCCCTGAACGGCATCGAGATCGACTTTACCGCGGGCTTCGGACCGACGGGCGTCAGCGTGCCCGCCACGATCCGGCGCGCGCTGCTCCTGCATCTGGGCCTTCTCTTCGAGTATCGCGGCGCCGTCTCGCTGCAGGACCAGCCGGTGGACGTGCCGGCCGGCTACGACCGGCTGCTGGCACCCTACCTCATGCGGAGGCTGTGAGATGCGGACCCTCGATCCCGGCCGGATGACGGCGCGGATGGACCTTGAGATCCCGGTGGAGGTCTCCGACGGGCAGGGCGGCGCGCGCAGGACCTTTGCCAATGCAGCCACGCTCTGGGCGCTGATCGAGCCGCGCATGGCGATCCTGACCGGCGGGCGCGACGAGGCCGTGGCCGACATCGAGCACGACGTCTGGATCCGCTACCGCACCGATATCGCCAAGGGCATGCGGTTTCGAAAGGGCAACCGGCTGTTTGGCGTGATCTCGGCCTTCGATCCGGACGAAACGCGGCGATACCTCGTCTGCCGCTGCCGGGAGACGGGCCGATGAGCGCGGCAAAGGCCCTGCAGGCGGCGATCTTCGCCAGGCTCTCGGGCGATGTGGCGCTGACGGCGCTGCTCGGCCCCGGCCGCATCCGCGACCGGCTGCTGGAGCGGCAGGAGCGGCCCATGCTCGCGCTGCTCGAGATCGAGAGCCGCGACTGGTCGACGGCGAGCGAGCCCGGCGAAGAGCATGTCGTGTCGATCGAGGCGCGCAGCGGCGAGGGCGGCCACCGGCTGGTGCAGGAGATTGCGGCCTGCGTGCGCGCGGCCCTTCACGATGCGCCGCTCGTGCTTGTCGGCCACCAGCTCGTGAACCTGCGTCTGGAGCGCACGAGAACGGCGCGCGATGCGGGCACGCAAGGCCATGTGGCGGCAATGCAGTTTCGCGCCGTGACCGAACCCCTGCCGTAAGGCGCGGACGGCAACTCCCCCCAAGACCCCCCCAAAAAAAAGCCCCCCCAACACCCCGCAAGACGAGAAGGAACAGGCCATGGTGGCGCAGAAGGGCAAGGATCTTCTTTTGAAGATCGATAATGGCGGCAGTTACGTGACGGTTGCGGGCCTGCGGTCAAAGCGGCTCGCCTTCAATGCCGAGACGGTCGAGGTGACGGATTCGGAATCCGGCGGGCGGTGGCGCGAGCTTTTGGGCGGCGCCGGCGTGCAGCGGGCCTCGATCACCGGGGCGGGCATTTTCAAGGACCTGGCGTCCGACGCTCTGGTGCGCTCGACCTTCTTTGCCGGCGCGATCGTCTCCTGGCAGGTGGTGATTCCCGATTTCGGCACGGTCAGCGGGCTCTTCCAGCTGACGGCGCTCGACTATACCGGCCAGTACAATGGCGAGGTGCAGTTCGAGGCGACGCTGGAATCGGCCGGGCCTCTTGCCTTTACGGTGGCGTGATGCGCAGGCGCGACACATCGGGCACCGGGCGCGCCAACCGGCGGCGCGGCGAGGTGGAGGCCGTGATCGACGGCGAGCGGCGCATTCTCTGCCTCACGCTCGGCAGCCTGGCCGAGCTGGAAACCGCCTTTGCCGCCGACAGTCTTGCGGGCCTTGCCCGTCATTTCCAGCCGGGCCGCCTGCGGGCGGAGGATCTGATCGCCATCCTTGGCGCGGGCCTGCGCGGCGGCGGCAATCTGGTCTCCGACGAGGATGTCGCCTGCATGTCGGTGGAGGGCGGCCTTGCGGGGCTTGCCCGGCTGGCAGGCGAGCTGCTGACGGCGGCCTTCGGGCTGGACGAGAGCGGATATGCAGCACAGGCCGGGACCATACAGCAAATGGACCCCTGACGGCCGCGGACGGCGAGGAGGGGGCGGGACCGGCGCCCTTTCCCTGGGAGGCGGCGATGACGGCCGGCCTTTCGCGTCTGCGGCTACCGGCACGCGATTTCTGGCAGATGACCCCCCGCGAACTGGCCGCAGCGCTCGGGCTCGGCGGAGGCGAGGCGGCAACCGGGCGCACGGCGCTTGCGCGGATGATGGCGCAGTTTCCCGATGGCGCGGCGTGAGCCCGGATTCCTGAGCCCGGATTCCTTAGCCTGGACTCCTAAGCATAATTTTATCCGGCAGAGGAGACGAGCATGAGCGAGGACACACCCGATTTTTCCGCCCTGACCGAAGAGGGCAAGGCGCTCGATGCGGTGCTTGGCGACCTGGAGAGGAGCGCCGGCCGGTTCGGCACGGCGATGACCACGGCACTTGCGAGCGCGGTGCGTGGCGGCAAGGGGCTGGACGACATCCTGAAGGGTACGGCGCTGCGTCTGGTCGACATCGCGCTGTCAGCCGGGCTGAAGCCGCTGCAGGACGGCGTGTCGAGCGGCATCGGCACGCTGATCGACAGCCTTGGCAAGGGTGCGGCATCGTTGGCAGCGCCACTGGCAAGGAACGGCACGATCGCCACGCCCGCCCCGCTCGCCGGGCTGTCCGCACTCGGCCGGGAGGCCGCGCAAGGCGGCTCCGGCACGGGCCTGCGGCAGGCGGGCGCGGGTGGCATGCCGCTCTCCGGCGGGGCGCCTTTCGCCAATGTCACCTTCAACGTGACGGCGAGCGATGTGGACAGCTTTCGCCGCTCGGAAGGGCAGATCGCCGCCATGCTGACACGCACCGTGGGGCGCGGACGGCGCGGCGTCTAGGGCATTCTAGCCGGAGCGAGATGGCTTCGGCTTTGGAGAGTACGGAAAAACAAGGGCCTGGAGCGAGAGGACGGACATGGCAACCGGATTTCACGAGGTGCGTTTTCCGCTGCGGCTGGCGCTCGGCACCAGCGGCGGCCCGGTGCGCCGCACCGATATCGTCAACCTGTCCAACGGGCGCGAGAACCGCAACAACCGCTGGCGCGATGCGCGTCGGCATTATGATGCAGGGTCCGGCCTGCGCTCGATCGACGATCTCTATGCCGTCCTCAGCTTCTTTGAAGCGCGCTCGGGACAGCTTTACGGCTTCCGGTTTCGCGATCCGGTCGATTTCCGCTCAGGCCCGCCCGGTCGGGCGATCACGGCCAGCGATCAGCCGATCGGCACGGGCGACGGGACGACGGCGACGTTCCAGCTCATCAAGACCTATGGCGATGCCGGGGGCGCAAGCGTGCGCGAGATCACCAAGCCGGTGGCGGGCACGCTGCTGGTGTCGGTCAACGGCGCGGCGGTGCCTTCGGCCCATGTGGCCCTGGAGACGTCGAGCGGGCGCGTCACCTTCCTGCCCGGCCGGGTTCCGGCGGCGGGGGCGATCATCCGCGCGGGCTTTGAATTCGACGTGCCGGTGCGCTTCGACACCGACCGGATCGACATCGATCTCGCCCAGTTCCAGGCGGGGCGCATTCCGACCATTCCCTTGGTGGAGGTCAGGCCATGAGGGCGATACCGACGGGCCTTGCCGCACATCTTGCCACTGACGCCACGACCGTCTGCCATGGCTGGCGGGTGACGCGGCGCGACGGCGTGGTGATCGGCTTTACCGAGCACGACCGCGACCTGACCTTTGCCGGCACGCTGTTTCACGCGGCAAGCGGCTTTCGCGCAAGCGAGACCGAGGCGGCGCTGGGGCTGGCGGCAGATGCCGGCGAAGTGGCGGGCGGCTTTTCGAGCGAGGCGATCAGCGCCGCCGATGTGATGGCCGGGCGCTACGACAATGCCCGCGTGGAGCAGTTCGTCGTCAACTGGCGCGCCCCCAATGAGCACATGCTGCTGAGCGTGCAGGAGATCGGCGAGGTGCGCCAGGCGGGCGACGCCTTCCGGGCCGAACTGCGCAGCCTGACCCACCGGCTGGGCGCGGTGCAGGGCCGCAGCTATGGCGGCCGGTGCGACGCCGACTTCGGCGATGCGCGCTGCGGCGCAAGCCTTGCCGGCCGGACACGCGCCGGCACGGTGGTGTCCGTGGCGGGGCCCGTGGCGCTGACCATTGCGCTGGACGTCCAGCCCGGCGGCTCCGTGCCTTACCGCTCCGGGATCTATCGCTACGGGATCGTGCGCATGACCAGCGGGGCAGCCTCCGGCTGGCGCTGCGATATCGAGGACGATGTGCAGGAAGGCGTGGCCGGATCAGGAGGAGGTGGATCGGGGGGAGCTGGGTCGGGGGGAGCTGACACGGTGCGGCTGACGCTGTGGCTGCCGCCGCCTGTGCCGCTGGCGGTCGGCGATCGCTTCGTCCTGACGATCGGCTGCGACAAGAGCTTTGCCACCTGCCGCGCCACCTTTGCCAATGCGCTCAATTTTCGCGGCTTCCCGCACATGCCGGGCAGCGACTTCACCTATGGCTATGCGGACGGGGAGACGGTGCATGATGGACGACCGCTGTTCAGGTGAGCCGATGGCGAGCCGGGTTCTGTCTGTGGCCGAGAGCTGGATCGGCACGCCCTACCGCCACCAGGCGAGCCTGAAGGGGGTCGGCTGCGATTGCCTCGGCCTCGTGCGCGGCATCTGGCGCGAGATCCATGGCTGCGAGCCCGAGACGCCGCCGCCCTACAGTCCCGACTGGGCGGAGCGCAGCGGCGAGGACCGCCTGCGCGAGGCGGCTGCGCGGGCGATGGGCCCGCCGATCGACCCTTCCGGCATCCAGCCGGGCGATCTCCTGCTCTTTGCCTGGCGCACGGGCCTGCCGGCCAAGCATGCCGGCATCTTCTGCGGCGAGGGGCGCTTCATCCATGCCTATGAGCAGGCGTCGGTTGTGGTGTCCGCGCTCGTGCCCGCCTGGCGGCGGCGCATCGTGGCGGTGTTTCGTTTTCCCGAAAGGCCCCGCACTTTTCCTGAAAGGCCCCGCACTTTTGATGAAAGGCCCTGAACCATGTCGACCATTCTCCTGCAGTCGGCCGGTGCCGCGCTCGGCAGTGTCTTCGGCCCCGTCGGCGCCATCATCGGGCGGGCGGCGGGTGCCCTTGCGGGCGCAGCCATCGACCGCAGCCTGATCAACGCGCTGACGACCGTGACCGGCCCGCGGCTGGGGGACGCCCGCGTGCCGGGCGCCGAAGAAGGCACCGCCATCCCCAGGGTCTACGGCACGATGCGGCTCGGCGGCACGCTGATCTGGGCGACGCGGTTCGAGGAACAGGCCCAGCGGCAACGGCAGGGCGGCAAGGCGAGCGGTCCGCGGGTCGAGACCTTCCGCTACTTCGCCAATTTTGCGCTGGGTCTTTGCGAGGGGCCGATCGCCGGGATCCGTCGCGTCTGGGCGGACGGGCGGGAGCTCGACCTGTCAACGGTCGAGATGCGCGTGCACACCGGCACGGAGAGCCAAGGGCCGGACCCGCTGATCGCCGCGCGCCAGGGCGCGACCGGGCTCGGGCCCGACAACAGCCCGGCCTATCGCGGGCTTGCCTATCTCGTCTTCGAGCGGTTGCCGCTCGGGCCCTATGGCAACCGCATTCCGCTGATCCAGGTGGAGGTCATCCGCCCCGTCGGCCGTCTGGAGCGGCAGATCCGCGCGGTGACGATCATTCCCGGCGCGACCGAACATGGCTATGACCCGGCCATCGTGAGCGAGAAGACCGGCGCCGGCGAAAGCCGCATCCTCAACCGGCATGTCTTCCATGGCGAGAGCGACTGGCAGGCCTCGCTCGACGAGCTGCAGGCGCTCTGCCCACATCTCGAGCGCGTGGCGCTGGTCGTGGCCTGGTTCGGCACGGACCTGCGCGCCGGCCAGTGCCGGATCGTCCCCGGCGTGGAGACGGCGTCGCGCAACGGCGAGACCCGGCCCTGGTCGGTGGCGGGTGAGACGCGGGCGCAGGCCTACCGCGTGAGCACCCGCAACGGCAGCCCCGCCTATGGCGGCACGCCGTCCGACCATAGCGTGACCGCGGCGATCGCCGATCTCAAGGCGCGCGGTCTCAAGGTCTTTCTCTACCCTTTCGTGATGATAGATATTGCTGCTGCGAACACGCTGCCCGACCCCTATGGCGGCCCGCGGCAGGCGGCCTATCCCTGGCGCGGGCGCCTCACCACGCGCATTGCGCCGGGCAGGCCCGGCAGCACCGACCGCACGGCCGAGGTGACAAGCGAGATCGCCGCGTTCTGCGGCCCGGGCGATACGGACAAGGGCTATCGTCGTTTCATCAGGCACTATGCGCAGCTGGCGGCGGCAGCTGGTGGTGTCGACGGGTTCATCATCGGCTCGGAAATGCGCGGACTGACGACCCTGCGGGACGCCGGCGGCGCCTTTCCCTTCGTGACCGCGCTAAAGAACCTGGCGCAGGACGTGCGCGCGGTGCTCGGCCCCGCCGTCAAGCTGACCTATGCGGCCGACTGGAGCGAGTATTTCGGCTACCAGCCGGCGGACGGCACCGGCGACGTTTACTACCATCTCGACCCGCTCTGGGCCTCAAGCGCGATCGATGCCGTCGGCATCGACAATTACATGCCGCTGTCGGACTGGCGGGACGATGATCTCGCGACCGGCAATCCGGACGGGCAGCGCACGCCGGATGACGTGATGCCCGCCATGAATGCGGCCGGCGAAGGCTTCAACTGGTATTATGCAAGTGCGGCCGACCGTGCGGCGCGGCGCCGGACCGCGATCACCGACGGGCTTGCGGGCAAGCCCTGGGTGTTCCGGCCCAAGGACATGTCCGCCTGGTGGAGCCATGCTCATCATGAGCGGATCGGCGGCGTCGAGCGGATGACCCCGACCGCTTGGGTGCCGGGCATGAAGCCCATCTGGTTCACCGAAACCGGGTGCCCGGCAATCGACAAGGGCGCAGGCCAGCCGAACGTGTTTTCCGATCCGAAATCGGCCGAAAACGCGGTGCCGTACTTCTCGCGCGGGGGGCGAAGCGACGCGCAGCAGCGCCGGTTTCTGGAGGCGCAGCATGCGTTCTGGCAGGGGCCGGATGCGCCTGATGGCGTCGATCCGGGCCATATGTTCGTCTGGACTTGGGACGCGCGGCCGCAGCCGGCCTTTCCCGCCGACCGCGATGCCTGGACCGACGGCGCCAACTGGCAGCGCGGGCACTGGCTGAACGGGCGGCTCGGCACCGCCACGGTTGCCGACACGATCGGCGCGATCCTTGCCGATCACGGCTTTGCCGATGGCGAGACCGATCTCGTCTGCGGCGATCTCGGCGGCTATGTGCAGGCCGAGCAGATGTCGGCCCGCGACCTGCTGGAGCCGCTGATGGCGGCGGCCGGCATCGACGCCGTGGAGCACGGCGGGCGGCTTGTCTTCCGCTCGCGCCTGCTGCAGGCGGGGCCGGCGGACCGGATCGCGGTGCTGGCCGAGGTGGAGGCACAGCCGCTGAGCGAGGACATGCGCGGCGATGCCGGCGACTTCGCGCGGGAGGCGATCCTCGACCATGTCCGCTCGGACGGCAGCTATGAGCGGACGACGGCGCGGTCGCGAAGGGTAGCGCCCGGCAATGACCGCGTGCTGCGCCTGACAGTGCCGGGCGCGCTGCACGAGACGGCGGCGGTGGACGCGGTGGAGGCGCTTCTGCGCGACCACCAGGCCAGCCGGCGTCGCCTTGCCTTTGCCCTGCCGCCCAACGCGCTTGCGACCATGCCGGGCGATATCGTGACGCTGGGCGACGGATCCGCGGGTCCCTACCTCATCGAGCGGATCGACGATGGCGCGACACGGCGGGTGGAGGCGCGCGGCATCGTTCCGGGCAGCCTGTGCCGGGACGTTCCGGCCGAGCGCAACGCCATGGCCGGCGCTGCCGCATCGGCCGGTTTTGCGCCGCTGGTGCATCTCATGGACCTTGCGCGCTTTACCGACGGCGCGGCAGCCGACTTTGCCCGCGCCGCCGTGTTCGCACGCCCCTGGCACGGCGTGACGCTCTCGGCCTCGCCTGTACGCGAGGGGTTCTCGCCGCGGCTGTCGCTCGACCGGCCGGCCCGAACGGGCGTGCTGGCCGCAACGCTCGATGCTGCGCCCGACGGCGGCGTGCGCGGGCGGTTCGACCGGGCAACCACCATTCTCCTCGACCTCCATGGTGGCGAACTCGCCTCGACGGGGGATCTTGCGCTGTTTGCCGGTGAAAACCGGATCGCGATCCTCACGGCCAATGGTCAATGGGAGATTCTCGGCTTTGGCCGGGCGCAGGAGACGGCGCCGGGCCGCTGGATGCTGTCTCGGCTGCTGCGCGGGCTCGCCGGAACAGGGGATGCGCTGGCGGCGGGGGCACCGGCGGGGGCGCCCGTCGTGGTGCTCGACGCCAGCGTCCGCCCGCTGGGCCTGACAGCGGCGGAGGCCGGGCAGACGCTCAACTGGATCGCCGAGGCGCAGGGCGCGCCGGCCGGTGCCGCAGAGATCCTGCCCTTTGCCGGAGGGCTTCGCGCGGCAACGCCGCTGGCGCCCGTCCACCTCAGCGCGCGGCGGGTTCCGGGCGGCGGGATCGCCATCCGCTGGATCCGCTGCGGGCGCGACACGGCCGACGCCTGGCTCGACGGCGAGATTGCGCTGGACGAGCCGCAGGAGGCCTACCGGATCGAGATCCTGAACGGGGCGCAGGTGGTGCGAACGGCAGAGACGGCGGAGAGCCGGTACCTCTACCCGGCAGCGCAGGAGATCGCGGATTTCGGCACGCCGCAGGCAAGCCTTCAGCTGCGCGTGAGGCAACGCGGGCAGGTGGTGGCGCTCGGTCTTCCGGCGCAGGCGGTGTGCGCCCTCTGACGGAGATCAAGCGCAGACAGGTTCAACGGCACGAGATGCCAAGAAGGAGACGGCAATGAACGATACGAAAGCATGGTACCAGTCAAAGACCATCTGGGGCGGGCTTGCCGCCATCCTCGGCGCCGCCGCCTCGCTGGCGGGCTACCACCTGCGTCCCGACGAGGCGACCGATCTCGTGGATGCGGTCATTGCGGTGACCACGGCAGGCGGCGGACTTCTGGCGATCCTCGGGCGGATCACCGCACGCAAGCGGCTCGAATGAACTCAGGTTAGAGCGCATCCGGTATCGCCTGGGCGCAAGAGCTTGATTGCGCGCAGGCGATGGCTTGGTATACGTCGTGTCGGATCTCTCCCGGCGCATTCAGACGCCATTCAGGCAGGGACATCTAATACAGAGTGCATACGCCTGAACCTCCAGATGCCGAAAGTCCTTTCATGCCGTCACCGTTGATCATCGCGACGCTCGCCGGAAGCCTTATGGCTTTTTCCGCGCCGGCCGTCGGTGCGCCGGTGCGCATGGGTTCGCCCACCCAGGTTGACACCCTTGGGGACAGTCTGCAGGAAACATTGTCCGGCGCCTTGCCCGTCAACGGCGATTGCGGCTCTGCCGCCGCGGGGGTGGTGGCCGAGACCGGCGGCGAGCTTCTCTCGGTGCAGATGACGTCGGACGGAAGCTGCGTCGTCACCGTGCTCATTCCCGGCAATGGCGGGCGGCCGAAGAAGGTCACCATGCGGGTTCCCATGTAG